ATTACAGGGGCAAACCCTAGCTTTGGAGGCTTCATAATTACTTACCTGGGTTTACTTGAGATTCTTCTGGGTATTCAGAAGTAACAAATCCATAACCGTAGAATGGGTTGAGGGACTGGCGGTTGTCTACAGTCTGCTCGTTACCATCGGTATCTACTACCTCAGTGTTTGGGCGAACCTTACGGTACTTACCATCAGTTGAACCTGACTTTAGGCTTTCGTTCATTGAACGACTAGTGTTAACTGCCATTTTTCTTTCCTTCGTTAATAGCATTTACGTAATTTTGGTGCAATTCTTGAGCTTTTCCTAGATGAGCTAAGTCTAGCACCTCTGGGGATGCAAAATCATCCAGAGTAGAAATGTGTAATTTTGCTGCATCTCTTAAATAACCAGCAGCTGTTGAGGCGTGCATAGAGGCTCCAACTACATCTCCTAGAGAATGCGCTTTTAAACCCGCTGTAGAGCATCCTACGGCTTTCTGGGCTAGTCTGGTGGCCTTTGGCAGAGTAGTCAAACTAGACAATAAACTGGCTTGTTCTCCTAATGCCATTAGGGCTGCTTTTGCAAATTCAGAGTGCTCCATTAGGCCATCTTCCCCTTAATCCTCTTGGCTTTGCGTTCTTCTCCACATGGTGGGCATAATCCTAATTGGGTGTATAGATACTGAGTAGGGTTAATTACTACTCCACACATTGGGCATGGGTGAGAACCTCTGTACTGGGTAGCGTTTTGGGCAATCTTATATGCCTGTAGCTCTAGGGTTAGAGCGCCGTCTTCACCATTCATTAGTACTTCGCTCCTTTAGCCCAGTTAGCTAATTGCTGACCAATCATTTGAGAACCGCTAAATCCTTGCTCTTTACCAATAGAGCTTGTATCAATTTCTGGGCGTTCCATCTCAGCGTTTCTACTTGCTGAGGACATATTAAACTCGGAAACTCTTTTACCTTTTTGTTCTGCAGCTTTCTGTGCAACAGCAAACCGCATCTCAGCTCTTTTACGTGGTGGAGTTGATGTATTCACATTTCCAGGGTTTTCTGGTGTTTCAGTTACAAAACTAGACACTTTAGAACTAACAGCTTCTCTGCTTAACTTTGGTGCTGGCGCTACCTGCTTTGGGGCCGCAATAATTGCTGGACGTTCTTGGACAGGAGTTCCTTTTAGAGTTCTGTTTGGTACAAAATCTTCACTAGGGCGTGAACCTACGCCAGGAGTTGTGCTGTGAATGTACTTATCCCTGTTTGAAAGTATAAAATTATGAATTCCTGGCGCTAAACTTACGCCTTTTCTGTTTGAAACTTGAGCTACAGCCTTTACTAAGGATTCTGACGCATTGGCCATATTTCTTTTGGCTTCTTCGGGACTTCCTGAGTTGTGGTGCTGAAGAGATACGTCATGGTAGCTATACGCATCAGCTAAATGGCCGTAAGTTTTATCTGCAACTCCAGGGTTTAAAGCGCCCCTATCAACTGCATCGTCTACTTTGTTGCCTACTGAATCTGCGATAGTAGCAAGCACACCGTGATGACGAGTGTCGTTATTAACGGGATTTCTGGTTACTTTAACGTTTCCTAAATCAGCCATTTCACTTGAAAATTTTGGGGTTGGCGTATTTTTTAAGGCAACATCCATTGTTGGAGCATCCTTGTACCTTTGAGTACGCTCTACCAACCCAGTGTTCATTTTAGAAACTCTTTTTACAGAAGCTTTAAGGCTAGGAGCAACTTCTTTACCAGTAGCTATTACAGATTTAGCTTCAGAATACCTTTTTTTCTGGCCTTCTAGTCTTCTAGACTCTCTATCAAGGGCAGTAGTGTGCTCCGCACTTAAATCTCCACCAGAGGCTTTTACAGCCTTGGCTTCTTTTAATATGGCCGCTCTTTTTGCAGCTTTTTCAGATGGCACGAGTTACTTACCTTCTACCTTGTCCCCAGGTTTCATTGATTTCTTTTTTGGTTTGCTCATGTCACCAATTTTTGGAAGGTTAGCTTTTGGAAGATTAATGTTTACTCTAGATTTTCCGTCAGACTTACGTCGAGGGTCATTGGCCCCAGTAGTTCCAGCAGAGGTTCCTATAGTACGAGTGTCTACTACACCTGTGCCTTTTTCGCTCTTTGTAGGAATTCCTGGTAGGTCTCTTTCGTACTTAGGTGTTCTAGGAGTTCCTTGAATGGCTCTCTTCATTTTATCTCCAGCAAGAGTTCCCTTAAGTTCTGGGTTTTTTGCCAAATCTTTAACGTCTTTGCTAGCGGTGTTTAATCTTACGCCACCCATGTTAACCTCAGAAAAAGACTTTCCCTTACGTCTAAACACCTGAAGGTTATTGGTGTGCTCGTTCCACGAGTTTATTTCGTCTTTGTGAATAGGAACTTCAACGCCAGTTACTTCTCTAACGTTTGCGCTATTCAATAGGCCATGAGCGGACTTTAGTGCTCTAGAAGCTTTTTGTAGATGCTCGTTTGTTTTAGGGTTATTGCGTTGTCCCATTGAAGTCTTAGCTAGTGCCAGATTCTCAGATGCAGAGGATAGGCCAACAGTTGCTGCACCGTGGTCTTTGTGTGCTGCAGGCATTGCTCTTGCGGCAGTTTGAATCGCCCCTGAGTGAGTTGTAGCAAATGAGTTTAGTACCCCGTAATGCTCGTTTAGTTTCTGAAGAGCTTCTTTAGGGGTTGCATTTCTTCCCGATGGAGTTGTAATCTGTCGAGCTACTCTAGTCTCCCCTACGCTTCCTCCTTCTTTTACGTAAGACTTTCTAGAGCGAGCAAGTTCTATCTCACTAACTACTGTTCCATCATTAAAAACGTTAGTGCCGTCTTGCTCTACAACTTTTGGTTTAGCAAAGGTTGGCTGAACTTTAGCATCACTTTTACCGCCACTAAGGGCAGCCCGCTCTACAGCAGGCTTAATGATGCCCGATTGTCCTTCACCAAATGAAGAATTTCTATTAGCCATTAGTTACCTTCCAAGCTATTTCTACTGCTACCAGAATACCCTGCAACTCCGCCTGAGTACCAGCTAACTCGTGGTTCTGTGTAGACACGGTCGATACTTACTACGTCGTCAATTTCTGGCTGGAACCTTGGTCCATAACCAAATCTGTCTGGGAACAATCTAATCTGAGGAAGGTTTGGGCGAACCATCTGTTGGATGTCTGCTCCTGGAATTAAGGCGACCATCAATGCCTGCTGTGTTAGGCGCTGCTCGTTTGATGCCCATGGACCGTTGTAGGTCCACTTAGGGCGGCCATTGGCATCAGTAATGTTACTGCGCCATGGTTTAGTTCTGTCGTAGTTGCCGTCGAATGACCCAGCCATTATCTATACACAGGCTTCAAGTAGGAGAGTTGGTTAGCACGCTTTACGTTTAGTGCAACATCTTGGTCTGAGCGCATGTTTGACTTACCGTCATTTACAAGGTGAGGAGCTGGTACTAGGCGTAGGTCTAGTCCTGCGCGAGGCACTCTGTACATTCCAGACTTAGCGTCGTACTTAGCTTTCATCTGCCTCTTGATGCCCATCTGGTCATTAAAGTCTGGGGACCAGTAGTAAGCACTAGGCTCAATGCGCTCGCCCTTGTGGACACCACGCTGATAGGACTTTTGTCCAACACGAGACTTGATGCTGTCCAACAAACGGTCGTCTCTACGAGAGCGAATCGTTCCGAGGTAACCATCTGGATACTCAGCGGAGGGGACTCTACCCGTTCCAATACGAACAGCGTCAAGTTCACCACGTGCGACAGGGGTACCCTGACCGCCTTGGTTGTTGTAACCATAAAATCCCTGGCCACCGATAGATTGCCAGTTTTGTGAGGGGGAAAAGTTGTTTATTGCGCCAGCCATAATTAAGCTCCTGGTTGGGCCATGGTTGGGGCAGAGTCAAACTTTTGGAAAGAACCTACAACACCTGGGTTTTGGTTATCCCATGTAGTTGCTTGTCCAGAAGTAGTTCTAGTTTCTTGAGCGTATGGGCGAACCTTAGGGCCCTTAGGGGCAGCCCTATAAGCATCTCTAGCAAACTCAGAACCTGGATTAGAGTCTGGGGTGCCGTACTTTGCAGCGCCTTGTGCTGCAGATAACGAGCTCATTGTTACTCCTTAGTAGCTGGAGTTCATTTCTCCACTGAAGTTGACGTTTCTACCCTGTACTGAAGGAACGATACGGGCGTTAGCCATTGTAGGTCCTACGGATGGGTCAACTAGTGGAGAATCTACTTTAGCGGTAATCCTGTAAGAAGCTCCAGCTTTTTCGATGTTAGTGCGGTTAGCCTTGCCACCGTATGTTGGGTCAGCTGACTGAGTACTCTTCTTCTTCATAAGAGTTCCTCTCATCTGAGACTTGTTTACCTCATCTACGGAAGTCATTCCACCGTCATTCATAGGTACTCTTGAACTCATTACTTTTCCTGCGCTTTCGTATGCCTCGTCTGAGGTCTGGTGAACACGAGCATTTGACTTGCCCGCCGATTCTAGATGTGAAGATGGATTACCTTCGCGACGACGCATAGCGTGTCCTTGGTCAGCCCATGATGCCATAATAACTCCTTTGCTTACTACTAGAGTAAGGCTTTTTTAGCTTGCTGAAATGGCAAAAACAATTGCACTTATTTCGCCATCACGAGATTCAATTGTGGTGAAACCTGGTTTGCAAGTTAAGTCAAGGCCTCTTGGGGCTACGTAGCCTCTAGCGATAGCGATTGCTTTAACTGCTTGATTTACTGCTCCTGCACCTACGGCACGTAGCTTTACAGCACGGCTGTCATAAATGGCATGGGCAATAGCCGATGCTACAGATTGTGGATTTGAGCCAGCACTGACTCTTAGGAATGGCTCTTCGTTAGAAGTTACCTGAATTTCTTCGGTCACTTGTTGTAGTCCTTTGTTGTCGATGTAGTGTGCCGTCCTTGACAACAAGGATAAGGGTAAATCTACTCAGAATCTCGGTATTTAGGGTCTTTTATTTGCTCTACTATTTGAGCTTCAATTGCACCTGTTATGGACCCTGATGCTAATCTGGCTAGAGCATAGGAGTCTGCTGCGTTATCGTTGTTAAACTCTACTCCCCACCTCTTATACATCTGCATTAGCATCTCTTGTTTTTTAGCGTTTCCTTTGCCTGTGGCATATTTTTTAAGAGTCATTGGCGGTATTTGCAGGGGCCTTCTTAGGTGTTCTGGGTATGGAATAACACTATTTATATCTCCATCAAAGTATGTCCAGAGAGTTAGTTTTACCATTCCAGCCAGTTCTCCCAATAGCAGTGCAGAATAAGAAGCTAAAACACTTCCTTCCATAGCAATTTCTACTGTCCTACACCCAGCTTTATCTAGGTCATCAAACTTCTTTTCCATCCACCATCGTATATCTGCAAGTCTTCTTACCCCGTGGTATGAGGATTTAAATACCCAAGTTTCATAGCAGTCTGGGGCGTCCACGTTCATAGCGGTGATGGCAAAACCAGTTAAGGATTGGTCTATACCAATAGTTATGTTTCCTGGTTTGATGCCGTGTTTAAATACTTTTTCAGTCATTTACTTTCCACATTTTGCTGAACTTCATTAGTCCTTTAAGAGGTATTAGAACACCTAGACTAGCAGCAGAATGTGCATTTGCAGTGGGTTGTGCAGACTTAGTGGGTTGTGCAAACTCAATATACTTTCTTATGTGGTCTGTTTTAAAGATGACCATGGCAGTACCTTCTGGGGATGCTTGTACCCACCATTTTGCTTCTGTAACGTTTATGCCTGAGGGAACTAAGTCTGACTGGTCTGGCTTTCTATACTTGTGAGTTTCTACGTATATATTCCCAGTCTCACTAATCCTATAATCAGTCTTTACTTCAAACATATTGTTATCTTCACCATCGGCAAAAAACAAATCGAGAAGTTCTTCTCCAACATTTCCGCGCTCTAAGTCAACATCAAAGCGGGGTTCAAACCCCACTGCCCTACTCATTTGGCCACTTCTCGTCTATAACCATCATTGCAATGATGCTGTAATTAGCTAGGTCTAAGAAAGAATCTCTTAGACTTTCGTTCGTAGGGGTTACTCCTTTATCAATTAAGTGGTTAATCCTAGCTAACTTGTCGTGCATACGTACACGGAGACCATTTAAGGGACCTCCAGGAGCATTAGCAATATTGGTTGGTCCGTAGTCTTCATGTTTTCTTAGCAACATATCTTCTGCTTCATAAAACGTATTTCTTACGTGTTCTTTAAAATCTATGTCTTTAATTTCTGTTAACCATTTAGTAGACATTCTTTGTTCCTCCATTAGACTCCGTATTCCTTTCTAAGAGCTCTAGAGTCATTTGAGCGTCGAGTAATCTCTCGGCTAACTAGTGACAGGTCTCTTTCATGATTGTTTAATAGCATCTCTACTAGCTTTCTGTAAGCGTACTTTTCTTCGTACTGATTACTTAAACGAACAATGTTTTCGTCTACAGCAATCTCAGCCTTGACAGTGGTTACTCGTTCGCCTTTAACCCCAGCACCAAGTCGTTTAACTAGTAGTAGGTTCTCGTTGTACTCAAGTACTTTCTGAGCTGCTCGTTCCTCTAACTGAGAGTGAACTAGTTGTGAGGCAATGTAATCAGTCCACGCAGTCAGTCTGGTAAATATCTCGCCCAGTTGTTCGGAGTTTAACATTGTGATGTCAGGAGGTAGCTCCACCTGCTCTTCACTAGGCTTTCTAAACGTTAGTCCCCAGTCTTGGAACTTTTCTAATGCTGACATTAGTTCTCCTTGTAAGGTGCGCACTGCTTACATACGCCACCAGGTTGATTGGAACAATCTGGTACTTCATTTGCGTTTACTGCGTCTACTACAACCTTAGCTCCTTCAAAAACGTGTCGCACTAGTTCGTAGTCTGCTTTTACTGAGAACTCTTTGTATGATTGGTCAGCTTTTAATTCGTAAAGGAATACAATTTCGTCAATCTCGTTTCCCATTCTCTTCATCAACTCAAGGTAGAGTTGCCCCTGCAAAACGTGAGGACCAAAAGGCTTCCTAACATTTCCCCATGCTTTCATGAAGTCGCCATCGGCATCCATCATTAGGTTTGGAGCTTCTGAACGAATAGTTCCTGGGCCAATAGATTTAATTTCAATTAGGCAGTCATCTCCAATGCCTTTTATCCAACCATCTGTATGTCCAGCAATACGTAGCTCCTCATCAACAAGGGTAACTTCCGCATACTCTAAGGTCTTCCAACCACACTTACCACACTCTTCTGGTGATGTACCCCAAGTTATTTCAAGGCAAGATAAGCACCTAAACTTACCATGAAGAACACCCATTTCCTGGAACCAGTTCTGCCACTTAGCGTGGATGTAGTGACCCTCATCAAAGATGCTTTGAAGTCTTAAGTTTGGCTTTTCAGCAATGCGCTCATGTCCTTTAAGTAAGAAGTAAGAACCACGCTTACACCAGTCCTTCTTAATCATGTCGGAAGGGTGAAGTACAGTGTAGTCACGGTCCCCAACAGGTCGAAGAAGTAAGTGGCGTTCTATGTCACCTAATAGGCGGTTTGGTTTCGCTTTTGCGTCTAAGAACTTCCATAGGTCCGATTTTGTTTCTGCCATTGCTCTCTCTTTTCTTGTCTAATTGAAAGACGTACTCTTTCAAAGTCATAGTACCTTTGTACTTACGCTCCCATTTTCTTACAAGAGCGTTTCTTTCTCTGTGGGACATTCCGCCCCATATTCCGTGTTGCTCATCTCTGTAGATTGCATCCCACAGACAATTCATTCTAACAGGGCAGGGTATCTTTCCTGAAGCTCCGAAGCAATAGGTCTTGGCTTCGGTAGCAATCTTCTTGTACTTGGCTTTGTCTCTGGGAGGGTAGAAGAGCTCTGTATCAGCACCCCTGCACTCAGCATCATCGTACCATGACAAGTCTCCGTCATGAGGAAGTTTCATTTAACCTATTCCATAATTCTAAAAAGTCTGTCTCTAAAAGTACAACGTAATCTTCGCCGTCTAGGTGGAGTCCGAACACTGGTGTTCTACCATCTATGATTGCTTCAGTTGTTATCTTCTTTAGTTCTGCAGACGAAATTGTTTTAGACTTTTTGCCTGTCCACTTGTGCTCAACCAAAAGTCCTTCACTTCTAACATCACCTTTGCGTGACCAGAAGGCCCCAGAAGCTGCCGTGGTTTGCCCTCCAATGGCTTTAGCAATACGCTTTTCGTGCTTCTGAGATTCCTTCTGGCCAACACTTTTCATTAGATAGTTGTACGCTCTACCACAACAATTGCAGTTTGGTAGCCGTGCTTTTCGTGGGTTGTCCAAGCTCTGCCCACTAGAACATTAAGTTCTTTTAATATCTCGGCGCGTAGTTCTTCTGCGCCTTCTTTCTTAAGTTCCTGACGCTGTTCATCTACATGCTCTGCGTAGCTGTCTTCTAGTTTTGAAATTGATAGTTCGTTCATTTTACTCATCCTGTGCTCCTATAAATGAATCTGGGGTTGACATAACTTTATCTCGTAGCTCTTCTAAGAAGTCTACCTCTTCTCGTATGGAATTTACAAGTGCCTCTTGTCCATTCCACTTCTTTTCTCCGTAGTAAATCCAGCCTCCTTTACGGTCTACTATACCCTTAACTATTGACATAGCTGCAATTTCCTTGGCTACATCGTAGTCTCCAGCCTCGTAGATGCTAAATGGGGAAAAGTAGAAGTCCACAAAAGCTATACGCTGTGGGGGAGCTGTCTTGTTCTTTAGTACTCGAATCTTTATACGCTGTCCAACACGTTGTTTATTTACTCCAGAACCTGCCTCAATCCATTCATCACGGCGTACTTCAGCACGGGTAAAGAAAGCGTAGTTTTTACCTTCTCCTCCAGGAGTAGTTCTTGGGTCTCCATGCATTACACCAATCTTCATTCGATATTGGTTGATGACAATACCTAGAATTGGTCGCTCATCCTCTACTAGGGAACGCTTCATAGCAGCGCCAGCTTTACGGAAGAACTTGTTAGTAATTAGAGCTCCACGACCTACGGTCATTTCGTCCATGTTCTTTTCGTCTTCTGGTGACGGTACTAGGGCAGGAAGAGAGTCAATAACGATAGCGTCAACTGATTTCGATTCAGCAAAAGCAATAACCGCGTCATAAGCTTCCTCCATAATATTAGTTTCAATAACAATAACACGAGCTGGGTCAACCCCACACATTGCTGCGTACTCAGGAACCCACTGCTCTGCAGCTACCCACACAGTTGTGTACTCTGGGTCTTTTGCTTGGTTAGCAGCGATGGTCTTTAGGGCAATAGCTGTCTTTCCATGAGAAGCTTCACCAATAAGCTCGTTCCACTGATTAGCTGGAAACCCACCACCAAGAACATAGTCAAAAGTAGTTGAACCTGTTGTTACTCTAGTAATTAAATCTGTACGAACATCCTTACCTACTACTACTACATTAGCACCAAACCTCTTGTTAATTTGTGCCATTACTTTTTGTGCATCTGCGTTAATTGTCATTAACCATCAATCCTTCCAATAATTCCTTGTGGGTTCCAGTTACTCGCTGGGTCGTTACCTCTTGCGCCTTTTGCTGAACCTTCTACGTGAGCTCCTGTTAGTGAACCGTATCTTGAACCCGACTGAGATATGGGGTACCCACAGTCGTAGCATCTCGGTGCCGCATTTGAAACAGCCATATAGTTAACAGACCCGCACTCAGGACACGAAGCAGTCTGTTTAGATGACTGCGCCCTTTCCGCTTGATTCGGAGCTTGTTGAAAGGAAGGCATCGGGTCCATTGGCCTTTGTGATGCGGGCATTGGGGGTGTTGGGTCAGGCCTATTGGCCTGTACTTGTGGTTGTTGCTGTTGAAGCTTTTTAGCCCACCAGTCTGCATTGTTCATATTACTTCTTCCTTTTTTGAACTGTTATTAGTCCCATGTCTACTAGTTGTGATACAGAACCTAGAAGAACGGATAGAGCCATCTGCTCCATCATCTTTCTACTTTCCCACCACATTTCATCTGGCAGATTCTTTAGAGAATCACTCTTTATGTTTGCTCTTTGAAACTCTACAGCGCCCTCAGCAAGAACGTGTGCGTGGGCATACAGTAGCGGAATTAGGGGGGCAATCTTGTCTACTCTGTTGTCGCTCTCTTCTTCTTCTTTTTCTTGTAACTCATCTGACAACGGTGAGCAACCTAAGATAACACTTAACTCATGTGCGTTCTGTATCTGAGAATCAAGAATAAAACCTCTAAGCCTATTAGCTACTTCAGCAAGAGTTAGTTCTTTATTCTTTTTATTACGCTTCATCACTTTGCTTCCCCCCACTTGTCAACAATGTGAACTTCTGCGAGTAAAGGGATGTCAATTTCGTTCAACTTAATTCCCTCCATGGACTCTCTAATAGCATTTGCCACTTCCTCTGCACGGTCATCAGGGGCAATGGTAACCAATTCGTCGTGTACCGTAAGTACTACATTAATACTAGGTTCGGTCAAAAAGCAAGAGTGAGCCCGAACGAGTGCCAACTTCATGATGTCTGCAGCAGACCCCTGAATCATGGTGTTAAATGCCTGTCTATCAGCCCTAGAAGACTTACCCATCTCCTTACTTAACAGGTCTGGTATGTATCGTCTACGACCAAACAAAGTTTCCACATAAGGTATTGGGGATTTGATTTTTGCCATTCTAATTACGTGGCTCTTGTACTTGGCAATAGAGGAGAACTTCTTTTCAAAGTCGCTTAATAGCTTTTTAGCTTCAGTTAAAGAACAACCAATTGAAGACGCAATCTTGTCTGGTCCTACACCATAAGAAATAGCTAGTACTAGGACCTTTCCAGCTTTTCGGTCTACACCCATAGTGTCACCAATAGTGGTGTACACATCTCCACCAGTCATGTAGTTCTCTACTAGAAGTGGGTCTTTGGAGAAAGCAGCCATAATTCTAGGCTCAATCTGAGAGTAGTCAGCAACGATTAACTTGTGTCCTGGGGGAGCTATAAACAAGTTTCTTACGAGCTTTCCATAATCTCCAGATGATGGGATGTTCTGCAGGTTTGGTTCACTAGAGGAGAATCTGCCTGTCTCTGCTCCGTGGGACTTGAAGTTAGTGTGGACTCTGCCGTTAATTAGAAGGCTTTTTCTTTGAGTAATCTTTTCCTTACCATTGGTTACCCTCTTAACCTCACCACCTGTGTACGGGGTTACGTAGGTAGTCATAAGCTTGTTAAGGTCCTGATAGGTGAGTATGGCGTCTACCAAGTCATCTTTTCCTCTGTAGTACTCAAGGGCATCTGCTGATACTGAGAAGTGACTTTCGTCAAGAGTCTTGCCTTCTTTAGCGGCCTTCTGTCCCTTGGGAGTTAGCACACCTTGGTACTTTGGGTTTGGTTTAATTCGTGGCTTAGTGTCACCGTCTTGTGTGGTAAATAGAAGCCTTTGCTTAACTGGTACGGAGTTAATAGAAAAAGCTTTTCCAGCAATTTTGTAGCACTTAGCTTCCGCCTCTTGCTTGCCCTTATCAATCTCTTCGGCCAGAACCTTTAGTTGTTTCTGGTCTATATAAGCACCTGTTAGCTCCATGTCACATAAAGCTGACAGCACGTCCATCTCTAGCTTCCAGACCTTTGTAAGGTTCCCAGTAATCTTTGGCTTTAATACTTTGTACAACTTCCAAGTTAACTCTGAGTCAATCCCTGAGTATGTTGCTACATCTGTAAAGGAATGTAGAGCTACGTTTTCTCCTACGCCCTTTTCCATGTCAACGTTTAGCTCTCGTTTTACGCAGTCTTTTAAACCTAACGCAAACTTATTTAAGTTGTTGGTAATAAATGAGGCAGTTAGTGTGTCGAAGTATGGCTTACTTGGAACTCGACCACCAAAGTATTTAGCTACGGACTTTAAATCAAACTTTGCATTGTGAGCTATTTTTAGTTTGTTACTAAACATGATTGGCTCTATTGCATCAAAAACTTGTCTAGGGGTTAGTTGTACTGGCGGCTCACCAAACTTAGCTGTCCACTTTCTTTCGTCTTTAGAATAGTGGGACTCTAGGATTACCTTGCCTTCAGTAAGTCTTTTTTGCCCAGGAGTTAGTAGTGGTTTATCCCAACCTTCAAATTCTCCATTGGGATGTCCCATAGGGATAACATCTGTACGGCCTTCTGTTGCAAATGAAATCCAGCAAACATCATTAATTACTGGGTAGAGTCTATCGTCACCAATAGTTTCTACGTCAAATGCAAATTCTTCTACACCGTCATAAAAGGTGATGAACTCTTGAAGCTCTTCTTTGGTTGTAATTATATTCATGATTTCCTTACAAGATTAAATAGAGGGGGCCAGAGGCGAGAGAGGTGGAAAACCTCTGGCCCCCTCAAGTGGGAGAAGTTAGCTTACTAGTGAGCGAGCAACCTCTAGGTGCTCTTCACGAGTAGTTGAGTAGATTGCTGACTTGTCATACTTGACTGCGGTTGCCGCAATTGCGTCAATCTTTGCAGGGTCAAGCTCCCATTCTTCGGTTAGGTCGGTATCGCGACGAACTCTTTCTACGATGTACTGAGTGTCACGGCCCATACCTAGCCTGGAAATCGCCCAATCAAACTTAGTTAGTGGTCCACGCTTTGGGTCTTCGTGAGCCGCAAACAAGATACGGGCTAGAGTAATACCAGCTGTCAGAATCTGAACGGTAGGTTCCTCATCTGATAGAACTAGTACGTTGAAGGCAAACTTTGCTCTAGGCTTTGAGCCCGCAATTACTGCTAGCGGGTCATCATCTCCCAAGTGAACAAAGGAACGACGTCCTTCAGTGCGGTCAATCCAGTGCTGTTCATAAGCATAGAACGGACCATCTTCTAGAAAACGAACTAGAGTAGGCTGCTCAGAGAATTTAAAATCTGTAGCATACCCTCCAGACTTTTCCTTTGGCTTCATTAGTTTTGAAGCGGCTCCCCATCCAGCTTGGACGGTTGTACCATGTTTCGGCTGTGCATCTTCGCTATCCTCTGCGAGGTAGGTGGATGCATCTAGTGTTGGCTGTGTTACCATATTCTTCTTTCTGTCGGAGGCCTTTCGGCTCTCAATTGCTGTAAGGTATTTTCGGCAAATTCGGCAATAAATAACCTTAGTTTAAGTTGCTTCTTTCCACCTTCGCACTAATGCTTGGGTCAAATCAGCGTGGTGACGCCACTCTACACGAGCGGTGCCTAATAGTCTACGATTTTGGAATTCTTCGACAGCAATTTCAATAAGCTCTCGTGTGTAAACACGATTACCATTTACTTTTTTGCCGTTCAAACTCTTTGAGCGTAAACGATAAGGAGCTCCAGGAATGTATCCCTTCTTCTCCCATAGACGAATGGTTACCAAACTCTTCTCTAATGCGTCAGCAAATGCACCGACAGTGAATAGTTCAGTTTCCACTCCTTTGACGGTCTTGATAATTGGATTTGAATCCCAACCATTAGACTCGCCCAAGATTTTTGAGCGACGCTTGTCTGCTACTTCAGTAGACTCACGTCGTTTGTTTTTAGAACCAGGCACGCGGTCAAGACCCTCAAAAGCTTTGAGAATCTCTTCCTCACTTCGCATTCCTGGCATAGTACTAGTCCTCTGTAGTTCTTTTAAAGTCTCGAATTATATGTCTTCCACGAGTTGCTCCAAGAGCAAACCCAGCTTTACCCCAGCGTTTTCTTGCTTCGAACCTTTTTAATTGTTCGGGAGTAGCTTTTCTAAGTATGCTTCCGTTTGAAAACTGTTCGTTTATTCTAGCTAAAGCTTCGTCTAGAGCGGTTTCTCTAGGAGAGCGCTTGTACTCACTCACTTCTTTAGTGTTCTTAGTGCCCAAGTAACTGACGCTGGGAACATCTGGTCAAGTTCATCTTCAGTGATTTTGTTTTCATAAAATGCAGCCATTAGAGCGTCTTCATTAACAACTCTCTTTAACTCAAATACGTCATCTGAAAGACCATTGGCTTCTATAATCTCTTCTGCCTTTGGTTCGTTTAGTTTACGAGTAACTCTACGCTGCTTTTCAATTCTAACAATGCCTTCAACTGAGGTCTCTAGCTCTAGTTGGAAATTGCCTTTCTCGTCTTCGTAACCTTGGGTGTCTAGTTGAGTAAACAACTTTTCCCTAAGTTCTTTAGCGCGAGCTTCCATCATCTCTAGGGTTGCCTTTACTTGGGCGTACTCCCTAATCTGAGTGTTTAAATCATCTGGGTCAGAGATTCGTAGAGCCTCTTCTTCAATTCTTTTAGTCATTATTTTTTACCCCTTTTAAATACAAAGTTAAATCCAAATAAATTTGGCGTTTCTGGATTTCGGTCAAGAATCATAGTTGCATTTACAAATTGATTTTCCATATCTTTTACATAAGATATCAACTCTTGTGTTAATCCTTCAGATACTAATTGTTCTAAAGTTACTACTTCACGACCTTGTTCTTTTATTTCTTTTAATGTGTAAGAAACGTCTTCCAAATGTTTTAACATAATTTCCTCTCTTAGATTAACTTATTAGTTAAGAAGTCTAACAGACTTCCGACGGTCAAGTCAACTCCGCCTTTTGCGTTTATATTAACACCATCTAAGATTGCCCCTGCAACATTGCCTTTTTGTTTTAGCATGTCGTATTGGCGTTGTTCGATGGAGTCTTTTACAAGTATATCTTGAATAGTTATTGTACCCCAAGTGCTTGAGGTCCTGTTAATCCTACCGTTTCTTTGAACCGCTAGTCCAGCACTCCAAGGTTGGTCGTAGTTTACCAAGAGGTTTGCTTGAGGTAAATCTACTCCGTAACCCCCAGCATCACTACTAACCAAAACACGGCAACTGGTCTCTGTTTGAAACTGTACTTTTGCGTCTTCTTTTTGTTTGGCGTTCATTTCCCCTGTGTACTTAACGGCTTCGTATCCTTTCGCTATTAGCCTAGAGGTAATCTCTGACACAGAGTCAAGGTAGGATGCAAAAACAACAGCTTTATACTCATTAGAAATATCAAGATGCTCACTTAGATACTGGATGGCTGTGTCTAGTTTTGGTGTTTTAGAAAGAGTTTCTAGGTAAGAACCTAGTGAGTGTATGTACGCACTTCCTTTACCTGTGTGTTCATTAAAGTTCTCATAGCTACCTATCAATACGTGTGGGCTAGAGCACAGCATCCGCATGGCTCCAATACGAGACATGACAGCACCTCGTATTTCGTTTGCAGGGTCGTTGGCATCATAGGTCTGTCCATAATGAGCTGCAATGTTAAAGCTACTTCCGAATAGTTCTTTGGCATCAATCAGAATTGTTTGCAAGTCTTTTGCAATCATGTCGTAGAGGCTTTGGCTGGCTCTATCTAGCTTTATCAAAATAGGTTCTCGATAAATTGCGTCTGGAAGATAAGGTTTAACATCCTCGTCATTCTGACCTTTACGTACTGAAAACTCCATCAGTATCTTATGCAGCACTGGTAAGTTTCTATACCTTTGTACTCCACCAAAATGATTTCTTACAATAAAGGTTTTATCAAATAAATCAAACCTCCCGAGTACCGTGGAGTCTACAAACTGCATTATTGAAAATATTTCTTCTGGTCTACCGTTTTCTATTGGAGTTCCAGTTAACGCAAATCTAATAGGAATCTTCTTTGATAACTCTTTTACTTTTTTGGCTCTTTTGGCCCTAAAACCTTTGATGGCGGTTGCTTCATCACAAACCACAGCACCAAATTTAAAAGCTTTAATAATTTCCCAGTCATTCACCACCTGCTCATAGTTCATAATTATGTAGTTGTAGTCATTTGCTTTAGCGTATTGTTCTTGACGTTGTTTTGGAGTGCCATCAATCACTATAGCTGTAGAATCACTAAATTTTGTAATCTCTTTTTGCCATTGATACTTTAAACTGGCGAGACAGAGAACGAGGGTAGTGCCCTCTGCCTCACCAGAATCCTTGAGCTGCTCAATTGCAGCAATTGTCATTGGGGTTTTTCCTAAACCCATTTCGTAGGCCACCAAGATGTGTTTAACCTCAACCATCTTTTCAACGGCCTCAACTTGATATGGCTTTAAAGTTCCGTTAAACATACGCCTTTTCACCAAGAATTGCTGACTTACTATTCTCAATACCCCAACGAATCTCTTCGTCAGTCATGTCTCCTGGGTCCTTCTTACTGCTGTCACCGTAGTTAAAGAAGGAAAGGTTTAGTCCATACTTTCTGGCAAGCTCCCTAATTTCTTCTGAGGCTTTCTTTCCAGCAGCGTCTAGCTTGGGGTTGTCAAAAGCACAGATAATCCTGTCAGAAGCCCTCAAAAGCTTAATCTGCTCTTCCGATGGCGAAGACCCGCAGATTGCCACCGCAGAAGCCACTCCAGCGCTGTACAGCCTCAAACAGTCCAAAGGAGACTCCACCACTACTACAAGGTCCTCTGATTGATTCTGGAGCCCAAATAAGGTCTTAGACTTGGTGAGTCCTGTGGGCCTGTTGAAAAATGTCCTATTTACAGTGCCTTTTTCCTGCCAACCCAGCAGTTTATTGGAGTCTGGGTCTCGAAGAGGGAGAATCCAAGTGGCTTTCTTAGTGTCCCATAGTACCCCATACTTCATAGCGGACTCTGAGGTTATGTTCCTTGAGGCTAAAGCATCCAATGGAGGCTCGTCAAAAATAACTAATCTAGCTTCAGACATAGCTACTGGCTTTGGAGCTGGCTCTAGGTAGTTAGGTAGGTTACTAACAATGTCTTTTAATCTCTCTAAGGAGATTGCGGATATTTGTGACAGCCAAATTTCTGCGGCTTTATAGTC